ACAAAGCCGGCACAGTCGGACTTGCGTAGGGTTAAATAAAAGGAAATAAACTATGGCTATATCACGAGCACAACTAGTTAAAGAACTAGAGCCAGGTCTAAATGCTTTATTTGGCCTGGAGTACAACAGATATGAAAATCAAGATAAAGAGATTTTCATGACTGAAACATCTGACAGAGCTTTCGAAGAAGAAGTAATGTTAAGCGGTTTCGCTTCTGCACCCACTAAACAAGAGGGCGCTGGAGTTGTATTTGACGATGCACAAGAAACATTTACTGCACGTTATACACACGAAACAATTGCTTTAGCATTTGCTATCACGGAAGAAGCAATCGAAGATAACCTATACGACAGATTAGCTGCAAGATACACAAGAGCTCTTGCAAGATCTATGTCGAATACGAAGCAAGTAAAAGCAGCGCAGGTACTAAACCAAGCTCAATTTACTGCAGTAACAGGTGGAGACGGAGTATCATTAGTTAATAATGCTCACCCACTAGCTACTGGCGGTACATTTAGTAACACATTGGCTGTACCAGCTGACTTGAACGAAACTTCACTAGAGCAATCGTTAATCGACATCGCAGGATTTGTTGATGAAAGAGGTTTAAGAATCGCTCTTCAGGGAATGAAAATGATAATTCCAAAAGAATTACAATTCACAGCTGAAAGATTGATGAAATCTCCTAATAGAACAAGTACTGCTGATAACGATATCAATGCTATCTATCAAATGGGAATGGTACCTCAAGGTTACAGAGTGAATAACTTTTTAACTGACACAGATTCATTCTTTCTTTTGACTGATGTACCTAATGGACTTAAACACTTCGTTAGAGCACCATTGAAAACTGCTATGGAAGGTGACTTCGATACTGGAAACGTTAGATTTAAAGCTAGAGAAAGATACAGCTACGGCTGGTCTGACCCTAGAGCTATATTTGGTAACGGAAATTTACCGACTAGCTAATACTTTATAACAGTATTAATATTTAAAGGGGGGCTTTCAAGCCCCCCTTTTTTTATGTATAATAAAAAGACCTAGAAAATAATAATTTTGTAGACTGTCTGGGCAGACGCTATAGAGACTACATTATTTAACCGCTATAGAGGAGAAACTATTATGGCAAGAACAACGTTTGACGGACCAATAAGATCCCAAAATGGATTTATTGGAATTGGTCCAAATATGATACAAGCAATAACAGGAACTGTTGCTGACAGTAAAACTAATATCGATGAATACCAAGGTAAAGTATTAACAATAAGCGATGCCAATACTGTTTTTAATTTACCCGACATTAATTCAACAGCTAACAGTGCTGTTGCTGGACCAGGAACTGATCCGAACTCTGCAAACAATGTAGGGATGATTTATGAATTTGTTGTAACTGCAAGTTTAACAGGTGCAAACACTTTTGTTTTAAACGCAGGTGCTTCAGCAGGTCATGCATTAGCTGATGTGTTTAGAGGAATGGCTATTTACAATAACACAGCTACTGATCCAGGAGCAGTTACAGCTTTTTCTGCTGGTGGAACTGACACTCTTACTTTGACTGCTACTACTAAAGGTGGACTAGAAGGTGCTCACATTAAATGTAGAGCAGTTGCTGGTTTAATCTGGCAAATAGAAGCACAATTGATTGGTAATGGAGCATTTGCTAATCCTTGGAGTTAATAAATAATTAGTGGCTCCTTCGGGAGCCACAAACACAGGAGAATTTATGTTTAGAGGAGATATACAAGCAACAAGATCAACTGCTGCTGCAGGCGCAGCCGCAATTATTGCACAGCCAATAAGACTTAAGGGAATTATTGTTGCTAGTGATGGTGGTGGAGCTGGTGTTTTAGAGTTAACTACAACTTCAAATGTAGGGGTTACTTTATTTATTGCAGATGTACCTACTGGAGATTTAGTTAATTTTTCTTTTCCAGATGATGGTATTGTTTTTCCAAATGGGATTTTTTGCAAAACAAAAACAAATATTGCAGCGTATACTTTATTAACTGATAAATACTCAGGACCTAATCTTACTACTACCAACGGCTAATACTCATGCATGAGTATACTCTTGAATTATTAGGGTTTAAAAAAGGCGGCATGCCACGTAGAAATAAAAGTAATTTTAGATCTACAAAGAGTGGTGCAGGGATGACAGAAAAAGGTGTCATGGCCTATAGAAAAAAGAATCCCGGATCTAAATTAAAAACAGCAGTAACAGGTACAGTTAAAAAAGGTTCTAAAGATGCTAAAAGACGTAAGTCTTTTTGTGCGAGAAGTGCTGGACAAATGAAAATGTTTCCAAAAGCTGCTAAAGACCCTAATTCTAGACTAAGACAGGCTAGAAGAAGATGGAAATGTTAGGTATAATAGAGTTCTAAAAAGGAGATAAAATGGAAAAAATTAAATCTGAAATACAACACATAATAACTGATCATAAAAAATTAGCTATTGCTGTGGTTATTATAATTGCTGTCTTAGTAATTAATTAATCTTAAAATAATAGATATGAATGTTGCAGAACTATTCAAAAAGAATTTTATATTAGTACCCGTAATAGCTTCTGTATTAGTTGGAACGTTCACTGGTGTTAGATATATTGTTAATCTAACAGACACAATCAACGACAATCAAACTCAAATAGTAAATCTTCAAAGAGATTTAAAAGTTGCACAAGAAAAACTTACAGATCAAAACACAAGACTAACTTCTGCAGAATCTACTTGGCAAATGGCAGAAAATTTATACAGACAACTAGCAGATCAAGTTAGAGAACACAGCTACGATATAAAAGATTTAAATAGATAGGATTTATGAATGGGATTTTACTTTCGTACATTATTTTTTGGATTATTATTGGCCTTCTTTGTTACTGGATCCACAGAGGCTAAAAACGAGTATTTAACTAATGGGACTAATAGCTGCAGAACTGGTGAAGTCGATGTTAGAATTGAAACAGAAAACAGAGACAATGACTACAGACATTATAATTATGATAATAATTATAATAATAATAGTGACAACGATCGTCTTAGTGTAACTTACAGACATTACATTGGGACAGCTTGCACAAAAGAATTTAGACAAGTACAGCAAGAAAACATGGAGCTCAAACAACAGCTAGAGTTGATGAAGATGTGTGGTAGAGTTAACAGCAATCCAAGTCTTTTACAGAATGAAAACTTTAGATTATTAGTATCAAAGTGTACCGGTGTAACTCCAGTTAAATTAGATAGTAGACCCGCAGATGGTAAAAGTAAATGGGATGATTTAAAAGATAAATATAAAAAAGAAAATCCAGGACTTAAATTAATGGGTGATAAATTTTTAACATTACCGGTTCCTAAAAATGATTGATAAATTTTGTTATAAATTTTTTGCAGGAATAGATGATATTTGTGAATGGATTGCAAAACGTTTTAATAATAAAAAAAATGACAAGAAAAACTAACACAGCATTAATAGGGCTACTTGGTACAATCTTAATGGGATTAGCTACATGGACTCTCGTCACACTTATAGAACTTCAGTTAATTGTAACCATGATCCAGTCTGACTTGATGTCTATTGACAAGCAATTCGGAAGAGTTTACAATTTTATAGATTCCGTTAGAGGTAAATAATGAAAATTTCTAGAAATTTTAATCTTCAAGAACTTATCAAATCTGACACAGCTGTCCGTAAGGGCATAGATAATAACCCTAACTCAGATCAGATAGCAAAACTAAAATTACTTTGTGATAATATTTTACAACCTGTCAGAGATCATTTTGGTCCAGTGACGGTGACTAGCTGTTATAGGTCTCCAGAATTATCAGTTGCAATAGGGAGCTCAGTTAACAGTCAACATTGTGATGCGGAAGCCGTTGATTTTGAGTGTCCAGGAGTCGATAATGCCGAGCTCTGTGATTGGATATATAAGAACCTTAATTTTGATCAAATGATTCTCGAGTTTTATAAAAAAGGAGAGCCTAACAGCGGATGGTGTCATTGCAGCTATATAGAAGATAAGCCTAGAAAGCAGTTCTTGCATGCATTTAGAGAAGATGGTAAAACTAGATATAAACCAATTTTAGGAAAGGCTGTTGATTTATAATGGCAATAACTAGAGCACAAATACCAAAACAATTAGAGCCCGGCTTAGGTAGAGGTTGGGGTAAATGGGAAAGAGCTAAATTTAAAAAGATAGTAGAAAAAACCCATGGTAAAGTCTATAAACCTGTTAACAAAAAAGTTAAGGTCTAGAATCTACTAATCAAAAGTGTTACAATTCATTAAGTTATATAACAATAAAGGCTAAAAAATATGATGTAAATCATATGATAGAGCAAAGTGGCCACTAAAAAGGAAATGTATGAGTTTATACGAGAATATTAACCGTAGACGTAAGCTTGGGATCTCTAGATCTAAAGCTGACTCTACTATATCTAAATCATCCTATTCTAATATGAAAAAAGGATTTCCAGAAAAAGCTGCTACTGGTAAAATAATAAAAGCTAAAGTAGGTAAAGCAGCTAAATATTCAAAGTTAGGGTCATCACTACCAAAAAAAACAAGTATGATGGAAAAAGCAGGAAAAGCTACTGCCGCACTTTATAAAAAATTACCTGAAGAAGGATTAATAGCTAAAGCTAAAAGAGCAGCTAAAAAAATTACTTCAAAAACAAAAAATTTATTTAAAGCTGCACCTGCAGCAGGAACAGGAAAAACATTATCTAAAACAAAAGAATTAGCAAAGTATACTGGTAAAATTGGAAAAGCTTCTAAATTAGCTAGAGCTTCTAAATTGGCAAGAATAGCTAGAGTTGCAGGACCAGTAGGGGTAGCTGTTTTAGCAGGTGAGGCTGTACTTAAAACAATTCCACTTACTAAAGAAAGAAAAGCAAAAGTTGCAAAAATTAAAGCAAGAATAAAAAAACAAAATAAAGGTAAATCTGCAAATCAAATGGCTGATGAGCTAGCGAGTCCGAGTGGAAGATCTACAAGAAAAATTAAAAAGAAATCTGAGGGTGGTTATATGACTTTTAGTAAAGGTGGCTTTGCAACAAACTATTACAAAGGATTAGTATAGTGGGTAAGAAAAAATACACTTTCTTTGAATTAGTTGAGGGAGAAAAAAAAGTAAAAAAGAAACAAAAATTAGCTTATGATCCCCATAAACTAGCAAAAGAATTTTATCAAAATAGAAAAGAAAAATATAGGGTTAAACCAAAAAAAAGATCAATAGGAGGAAATATGTTAAAAGGTAATCAAGTAAAACTAGATAAAGATGGAGATGGTAAAATATCAGGTAATGATTTTAAAATGATGAAACCAAAAAAACCAGTTAAAGCAGGCATAGGTAAAATGGTAAGAAAAATGGTTGAGAAATTTCCATTCTTTAAGAAGAAAGCAATGGCTACCTCTTCTACAAGAAATGTTATAGATGGTAAGGGAAGCCCTTTGGTAGCTCTTCATCAAAAAGCTACAGAACAAAAAAAAGCAAGACATGGGGGATATATGAAAAAAGCAAACAAAGGAATGATGATGAACAAACCATCTACTAGAGGTTTTGGCGCAGCTAGAACTTCAGGTATGGGTTTAGAAAATGAATCATTACAACCTGGAAAAATTTACGATAAAGTTAAAGCTAAAAAAGGTAAAATGGCTAA